GCTCTGCCCCCCGGATCTCTGCCACGAACCGGCCCCTGTCGTTTACGGACAGACCCTTCTCGTTGACCTCGGTCAGCTTCTCGGCAAGTTCTGCTGCACGGTTCTTCGCTGCTTCGAGTTGGCGTTCCGTATCCTGAATGGAACGGGCCACTTGGGAGAGTTGTTCCTCGGCGTTGCCCTTCCCTAACAATTCGTCGAACAGACCAGTGCCTGACGTCTTCAGCCTTTCCTGCGTCGCCAGCAGTTCCTTCAGTCGGGCTTCCAGTCGTCCGACCTGATCGTTGGCATCAGACGACACCGACACCTTCGCTGCCGATCCCAGGTTAGCGAAGTTTTCCGCCTGTGCGTCCAGTGCCTCGTTAGTGCGCTCGATCTCATCCTGCAGGTCAACCTGATCACCAGCAAACGCATCGAAGGCGAAGGTCAGTATCGACAGCGGTATGAAGATTCGGGTCAGTGCCAGCCGCGCAAGTTGCAGCCCCCTCGCCAGCAGAGTCATCCCACCGGCTGCACTCGTGGCTGAGATGCCCAGCCCCGTCATTGCACCTCGAAGGAAGTTGAAGCCCCGCGCCGCCACGAAAGCAGCAGCGGTTGCACTGCCGACGGCAATCAGGAAGAAGCCGAGGGACGCGGTGATCGCCGCGATCGTCTGCGCAAATTCATTAGTCTGCAGGGTGGTGATTAGGGCTTGGGCGAACTCCCCCACCACCTCGACGATGTCAGCAATCGTCGGTCCGACGATGTTACCCAGTTCGGTGAACAGGTTGGTGATGCGGATCAGTGCGTTCTCCAGCCGCACGCCGAACGCCTGCTCGACCGTTGCTGCTGCTTCTGCTGCCGCACCGAGTGCCTGCTCCTGATCTCGCAGTGCCTGTGCGTACACCTCCGAGTTCTTACCGGTCAATGCGAGGATCGCGTTCGCGCCTTCGATGCTGCCGATCAGTTTGATCAGTGCACCCTCAGACCCGTTCGCTGCTGCCCGCACCCGGTCGAGTACCGCTGGCAATCCAATTGATTGGATGGCTGCAGTCGCGCTGCCTCCAAAGTCCTTGAACACCTCGGCGAGTTCCGGGGTGTCGCGGATGATGCCCTGCAGTGCGGACCGGATCTGCGTGAAGGCGTTCCGTGTAGGCACGCCCTGCTTCGTCACGGCAACCAGGGCTGCGTTCAGGTCATCGAACCCAACCCCCAGGGACGACGCCAGAGGTGCCGCCTGGAACAGGAAGCTCGACAGTTCCTCGACCGTGGTTCGTCCACCCTTCACCGCAGTGAACAGGGAATCAGCTACCCGCTCAGCATCCCCAGCCGATAACTGGAAGGCGTTCAGGATGGTGGACAGACCGTTGACTGCGGAAGCCACCGAGGTGACACCACCACGCGCCGTGAGAAGCGCCACACGGAGGACTTCGTTCGCTTCTGCACCAGCCCTAGCACCCGACGAGATCGCCTGATACAGGCCCTGTGCGACGTCTCCACGCGCCTGTCCGAACTCGCTCGACAGGTTCAGCACCGTCGTCCGCAGTTCTTCGTTGCTGACGGCAGCGCCGCCGACCAGGGTCTCGATCTCTGCGATCTGGGTGGAGAACTGTGCCGCCGATCTCAGCCCGGCGATGAACGGTCCGGCGATCACGGCTCCCAGGCCAGCAACCGCAAGCCCCGCATTGCGCAGGGCATCGAAGCGTTCGTTCAGTGCGTTGGTTTCTTTCCGTGCTTCGTCAAGACGGTCAGCGAGACTCTTGACCTCTTTCTCAGGCTTGTCGGTGTTCTTCTTGGCAAGTTCGTCGAACTCGTCGTTGACGTCTTCCGCCGCGCCCCTGACCTTCTTCAGGGCTTGGGTGGCTTGGTCTTTGACCCGCAGTAGGATGTCGAGAATCGAGGTTGCCATCTATGGGTCCAATACCTTCGTGTATTCCTTGAACTTCTTAGCGTCAGACCAGACCGCTGCCCTGACGTCGACTGCGAACGCGGCCCGTTCCCGGTTCACCCTCCGCATCGCGACCTCGTGTATCGCTAACAACCTCCGCAACGGTAGCCTGAGAACCTTCTCCAGATCGTGCCCATTCGCAACTAGGAACTCTGCGCTGTCGGCATAGCTTCGGACGAGGTCGTCAAGCTGGTCCGCAGGCGATCGAGATGCTCGGTGTTTAGCCTCCCGATGCTGTTGAGCAGATTGACTGCCAGCTTTCCCACCGTTTCGACATCCAGGCTAGACAACTCCCAGACCTCCTCCAGTGCACGCAGTTGCACCCCCACCGGCAGCTTGCGCACTTGGTTCTCCAGTTCCGGCTCGTCCGCTGCGTAGGCAATCAGTGCGGCCACGAACTGCGGGAACTCTTTCAGCAGTTCCTCGAAGTCGGTACCCCCGGTGCCCGCGAAGATCCGCGCCAGTGCTTCGGAGTGGTTCTCCAACAGCAGCACCAGATCCTCCAGCGATAACCCTCGAACGTCGAACGACGTATCCCCCGGCCCAGCGATCCTCGATTTACGATCGACCAGATCTCTCAGACTCATCTCTTTCTCCTTCCTCCAAAAAAGGGGACCGTCCAATCAATTGGACCGGCCCCCATCCCATCAGCCTACGATCAGGTTACTGTCGGAGCGTGCGTGATCGTGAAGAACTTCGAGCCAGTAGCGCGAGTTGCATCGGACAGTGCCGTTGCTTCGATTGCCATCTGGGCGATCTCGTCGTTGATCAACGCCAATTCTGCCAGCGGGGTGACCTCCAGCTTGTAGATGTCGACCACCACAGGGTTGTCACTGTCTGCCGTGTTCAATCCGTGGAACCTTGCCCAGCGGGTCGGGTTCGCGGATACGGTCAGTGCGCCCACAGTCTCCTGCGCAGCGAAGGTGTAGTCGATCTCCAGTGCCTGCATGTCGGTGATCGCACCTGTCGACAAGGCACGGAACGCACCCGCAGCGAGGTCGAGTTCGTAGTCAGTGTCGAGCACGTAGGTGACAATGCCGCCTGTGTTGGTCAGGGTCACGGCAGAGATGCCGATCCTGTCGACCGGGGTCCACAGGTCGTGGTAACCCACCACCACTTCACCTGTCACGGTCGAGCCTGCCACGTTTGCAGCGGTACCCTTCAATGCCAGCGCAAGGTTCTCACTGATCAGGGACTCCATCGTGAAGTTGACGTTGACAGAGATCTCGGTGATCAGTGTCAGGTCAACGGCTCGCGCCCCGGACTGCGATTCTTTGTGCTCGAACTCAGAGGTCTCGTTACCGATGGATAACGCAGAGACGTTGCCCACCGCTCGGAAGCCAGAGTTCGGTTCACCGGTCGTGCCATCCTTCGTCGCCAGCAGCAGCACGCCTTGACCGGAGAGATAGTTGCTGCTTGTGTCAGCAGTAGTCATTCGCTGAATCTCCTATTTGTTCAACTCCAAGTCAGGCATCACTGCCGACTGATTCGGTTTGCCCCTCGCCGTCTGGCGACTCCACGGATGGTTCCGACTCGCTCGATACCACACCGACCTTTTTGCCGATGCCAGCGTCGATTAACTTCTGCGCTCTCTTGGGGTCCGCTACAATTCGATCCCCTTCTGTGAGTAGTTCGCCTCGGTGCCAATGCCCACTACGAAGAACTTCCAACTCCACATTTAGCGCCATGTTATTTACTCCAATTGCGCCGCTATCCTAGAACCTCCAGTGCGGACTGTCAGTGCAGGGACACGGTGGTCTCCCACCGTTGCACGTAGCTGATCACTTCTTCCTGCAAAATCACGGGTTGTTCAAGCATGAACTGCCACACCCGCTGCGTCTGCGGTCGAACGGCTCCGCTGGCTTGCGGCTTGGTTTCCTTGATTGCGTTGCGTATGTCTTCGAGGAACTGGGTCGTGGTGGTTTTGATCCCAGTCACCCGGCTGATCTTCTCGACGCATTGCTGCCCGCCCAGTATGTACACGTCCAGCGTCACCGTCGCGATCAGCCCGGTCTGTCCTTGGCTGCGCGTGCCTTCCTTCCCGCGCATGTTGTTGTACACCACCCCGATGGCAGGCAAGCCGATCTTGTTCGACTCCGTCATCAGGTCTTCCATCTCGAACATGTAGATGATCTTGTTACTGATTGCGGAGACGGTCGACATCTTGGTGGTGATGTCGGCGACGAGGTCCGTGATTAAGTCTGCCATTACTCGAACTTGTCCTTCAGCAGTTTGTCCATCTGCCGCTTGGCGACCAGTGCCGCGAACTCACCGTCGCTCTGTCCGAACCCGAGGAAGACCCGCTTCGGTAACCGTGAGTTGCCTTGCTGCAAGTAGCGCGAGTAGGGGATGTCTGTGCCGATCCGTGCCTCGCCGTTACTCGCAGCGAACAACTGGATGGAGTTCCACAGTGCGCCGGTCTCGAACAAGGTACCGGTGCTTGTGTACCGCTTGCCATTGCGCACCGTATAGCCGCCCGCTTCCCGCTTCAGGCCCGCCCGCGAGGGAGGCCACGCCTTGCCGTCGGGGTCCTGCTTGTCGAGGAACCGCTGACGGATGCGAGCGAACAGTGCCGCGCCCACTTGGTTGGCGAGGTCGTTGCGCTCCTCGACGCTCGTGGCAAGTTCCTGAACGGACGCGACCAGTTCCTTCAGACCACGGACTTCGACTTCGATGATTGCCATCAGGACATCGGCTGCAGTGCGGAAGGCATGAACCGGATGTAGCGACCGACCAGTGCGTCGATCGTGCAGGGGCATCCCCCCGTTCCTGTCTTCTCGTTGTCTTTGCAGGGTTGGCCCGTGTCGAAGATCGACTTCGCCAGGATCATCGCTGCCTCGGACAGCCAGTCGGGTGCCCCGGTGTAGATGGTGCCGAACGCGTCGGACTCAGCAGCGAAGCCTGCGTCGTAGGTGACGTCGACAAAGAACCGGTTGCCCGAGATCAGGCCCGGCGAGGTCAGGTTAGTGCGGTCGGTACCGGTGACCAGCAGGGTGCCCTTGGTGGCATCCATCACAAGGTACGCTGTGTTGAGTGCAGGAGACGTTGTGAGGTCGCCCAGCAGGCTGGCAGTGCGCACCTGCATGGCAGACTCAGCGGTCGATACAAAGCCCTGTGAGAGGTACAGACGCGGGAACTCCCCGACGTAGGGGAACTCACCGACATCTATGTAGTACCGATCACGGATGCCGACAGCAGCATCGAACTCGGTGCGGATGATCGAGATCAGGTGGATGGTCGCGGCTTCGATGGAAGCCTGTGCTTTCGCGGTGACTTCATCGGCAAGGTCGTCGACGTTGCCTAGACCTGCCCGGACTGCGAAGTCTTCAACGCTAATGAATTTCGCGACCATTCCATCTCCGTTATACGGTTACCGCGTCCGCGTCATCGACATCGTCAACCACGCTATCATCGGCATCGGCTACGATTGGCTCGATCTGATCTTCATCAGGTGCCAGGGGAGGCGTGCCGCCCTTATCGCTGCGCTTGTTGGCTGGCATGTGCGCAGGACCTGCGTCAGTCATGCGGAAGTAGGGAATGTCCCTTTCGTTTCTCTGTGCCAGCAGATGCTTGGAGTCGCTATCGGAGACGACGTAGGGTCGACCCTTCTCGAAGATCTTCCCCTTGTAGACGTACGTCTTCGACAGGATCAACTCGACTTTCTTGCTCATGGACTATTCCCCATTGGATCAAAAGGTGGGGGCAGCGACTGCCACCCCCAGGCTCTCGATCTTAGCCGACTACTGCGCAGTCAGCCACCGCTACGGGTGCGCCCTGAACGTAAAGCACTACCGTGTCGGTTGCGGCCCAGTCAACCAGCCCGCCGTTATCCAAGGAGACGATGCCGTTCACTCGGTCGACGATGGTCGCTGTGCCATCCCAGGCTACGGCTGCGCCGGTTGCCGTGGTGTACACGAACGCCTCAACCGCGAGGGTCAGCACGTTGGTCTTGAAGTACAGGGTGCCGAGGGTCACGTCTGCAGCGGAAGGTACGCGGGTCATGGCGTAATGCGGGGTAGCGTAGACGCTGCTCCCACCTGCCGATGCCGTGTCGCTCCATACTGCGTTGGCGCACGCCTCTGCCAGTGCCACTGCCCGTTCGCCGCCAACATTCGAGACCAGCAGGCCGATCACGTCGTCGGTGTTGTAGAAGGTCCACGCGGTGTCGATCACCTGCGGCAGTGAGTTGACCACACCACCGTAATCGCTCGGTCCACGGTTGGTGCCACCGATGACTGCTGCCAGTGCGTCCAGGCCGACGGCTTGGGTCACTGCAGTTGCAGGTACGGTGATCGCGCCAGCGGTCAGTGCGGTGACGCCCTGCACTTCGATGGCAGTAGTGCCAGTCGCGTGGGCAGCGACGGTCGTGCCTGCGACGCCACGGTAGAAGCTAACGTCCCAGTCGGTCGCGCTGTTCACCACGATGCCGGTGACGATTGCAATCTCGGACTCCACCGCAACATACTGCCCCACCGAGAAGGAGTAGTCAGCCGGGTCGATGGCAGTCTGTGTGACCACCACGTCGGTGTTGTTCCAGAAGGTCAGCACGTCGACGGTACTGTCAGTCGACAAGTCAACCAACTGATACACATCGCTGCCGATGGTCAGGGTTTCACGGTCGGTGAATACACCGCTCGTAACAAACGATTGAACGTCTGGCTGGCCTTGCCCGATGGCTTGACCCGCAACCATGTGTGCAGCACCTTTGTTGGTGTGCACGTCGAGAAACTTAAACGGATTTTCCGTAGGCATGTCGGTTCTCCTTACGCCCTTGTTGCTGCGAAGGTTACCGGCCCCTCGCCATTTTTCGTCCAATCAATTGGACAGGACCAAATAGGAAGAACCTCGGGGGTCAACGATGCTGTCGGGCATCTTCATGGGGAAGGACACGAAAAGGGAGGACTGCGTCTTGCCCTTAACACCTCACCCCGAGGTTCTAACTGTTACCGCGCTCAGCCTTAGCCGAGGTTGGTGTACTTCACGACTGCTTCTTCTTCCTCGTACTTGAAGTCCATCCGCATCGTGAGCACGATAATGTACACACGGCTGGAGATGTCCTTGTCAGTCTCGATGTGGATGTCGCGCTGGATGCCGAAGATGCAGTTCAGCGGGTTGGTCGTCAGACCATTGGCTGCAGGCATCAGAGACACCGGGTCAAGCTGAACACCGAAACCGTAGACCGGAGAGATGCCCTGGATCTGCGCGTCGCCGAGTGCGGTCTCGCGATTCGCCAGGGAATCACGGTAGCCGATCTCGTTGTCCACGGAGATGAAGTGGCGCATCGCGGCACGGTTCCGCAGGTACTGGTCAGGCATTGCCTGCATTCCCTGCTTGAAGGTGTCCTTGCTGATCGCGGCACCGGCAAGGTCGACCACGTTGGTGGTTGCCTGTACCAGCCACCCGTCGAGCAGCGCGAGGTAGGGATCGCCGGAACCGGTGTCGCCCAGCAGTGCCAGTTCTTCGAGGTCCAGTGCGGCCCGCTCTGCGATCAGAGTCATGATCGTGTCGCGAATGCCACCGCTGGTCGGAGACCCGCCAGTGTCGGTGCGTGCGCCGATGTTACCGCGCTCGATGTTGTCCTCGATCACGTCGTAAGGCAGACGCACTTCGGCGATCACCTCTTTCGTGGTCAGCAGGACCTGCTCGGTCGTGGGTGCCGATCTGTCACCAGCGGACAGAGCAGTGTTGCTCACGGCTGGCTTCAGGATGCGGCTGGCGAAGTTGATCTTGTTGATCTGTCGCTGCGGGCTGGACATTGTCACAGTACGCGTCTGTTGCAGGATCGTCGGCTGCACAAGCAGCTTTCTGATGAAAGCGTTCGCCTGTTCGTCGTTCAGCTTACCCCCGGTGGAATCGAGGTCGCTGACGGCCCAGTCTGCTTTCTGCATGAGAGTCTGGTTATCCATCATTTGCTCCTAAGAATCTGGATGCTCAAGTTTTTTGGGGTCAGCTAACTATCGGAAGTCGCCAACGATCCGGTCGAGTGCAGTGCCGCCCCAGGCACTCTCGTCGTTATCGCCATCGGATTTCCGATTGCGTCGACGCGTGCCTAGCGACTCGTCGGGAATACGATCCCCGGCGTCGCTATTCGACGGAACAATGCCCTTAACGGCTTTGCGTGCGGCTTCTGCAACTTCCTCGGCAGACTTCACCTTGTCGGTGAGTTCGCCTTGGGACTGCTTCAGTGCCTCCACCTCAGACCGTACTCCGCTTACAGCCTCCAGAACCTCAGACTTGAACGATGCCAACAGGCCCGCCAGATCCAGTTCACTCTCTGCGCTCTTTTCCACAGGGGCAGCAGGATCAACCGCTGGCTCCTTGGATGCTACTGGGTCTGCCGCTACCGGCTGGACGTCCAGATCTTCGATGTGCACACCCTTCAGCTTCAGCTTGTCCTCGTCGGAAAGACCCGCTTCAGGATCGGCACTTGCTGCGGCTGGCTTGTCACCTTCCGCGCCTTCTTGCTTCTCGACAACAGCGTCACCTTCCCCGGTCATATCAACCACGGGGGCTTCGACGATTTCCGCCAGCACCTCGGGGGAGAACCCGTCGAGACTCAGGGCTTCCATCTTGAAGGCAATCTCGGGCAGGTTGTTCGCCATCTCCATCACCGCGTTCTTGTACGCGTCGAGGGTCTGGTTCAGCCCGTTGCGTGCGCTGTCAGGGGAATCGGAACTGCGCAGTACGTTGCGCACCGTTTCCATCAGCATCTCGGTTGCGAAGGACATGCCCGGCAGGAAACCTGCAGCCGACATGTTCTCGCTGAAGTTGTCGGACTCGGGCCACGGATCGTATGCCTTCGTCACCGACTCAGGGGCATTCAGAAACAAGCCCCCGACTTCGTTCAGTTTGATGGCTACTACGTCCGCAGTCTCGTAGTCGCACTGGCGGAAGATCACCACGCCGTCAGCTTCTACGACGTCGTCGGTCTTCAGTCCGAGTTCCTTCAACTGCGGCTCGAAGTGAGCCTTGTGTTCTTTCTGCACGACGACGCCTGCCAGTTTGCAGGTGGCGTTCGTCTTGCTGCCGTCACGCTTAAACATACGTGCAAGGTCAATCATGGGTTTGCTCTCCTGATCGGGATCGTCAGATTTCAATGCCCGAAACGGCAAGCGGGAAGCCGGACGATTCACAAGCGAAACGAAGTGAACGTCTACGTCTTCCATCGCGTTCGCTTTAACTTTGATTCGTCGCTTCATCATGCGGCCCTGTCACTGATCATCTGCAAAGCCTCGGCGAACGAGAACCTGTGCGTATGACCATCTGCTGCTTCGGTAACTGTGCCCCTCAGAATCTCGTGCCGATGACCTCCGTCTTCCGACGTCAGCCCTCCCATGAAATTCCCCTCGTCGTCGAACCGCACCTCGAATTTATGCTTGTGTCCTGACGCCTCGCTCGTGATGCCGGTGATCTGTTCCGGTATCTCGATCTCGATCACCTTCTCGGAGAGACGTACCAATGCCTCCATCGAGAACCCGTTGATCTCGCCCGACTTGATCTTGCCCCACATGACTGGATCGGGAACGTGCATTCCGATGACCCAGGACTCGGGGATGTAGATGTCGTCGTCCTCTCGCGCAATGAACGATTCGACAATCATCGACCCGTTCAACTCGTTGTCGTGGTTCGTATCGACCGACGCCAGGATGCCTTTCGTCATAAACCTGTGCGCCATCTTCCGAACCTCGACCGGTGTCATGAACTCGCCGTGAACGTCTGGTACGTTCGGAGCGTAGACCTCGCCGTAGACGATCTGTAGTTCGTCATCGGTTCGCTTGATAAGACACTCGGTCGTCATGGGAGGCACGTTAGAACCTCCACGTCGGCTTGCAAAGGCCGCGCAACTATTTCAGCAGTTCGGGATCGACCAGGGTCATGTTCAGCTTGGCTTCCAGCTTCAGGTCGCGAGCGAAGCCTGCACGCAGTTGGTCCTCGTACCCCTTCTCGGGTAGTCGGTTGTTGATCTCGTCGATGATCTCCTGCGGCGCGTCACTGTCAAACCAGTCGCGTGGCAGGATCTTACCGTTGTCGTACGTCAGGATGTGTCCGTCGACTTCGCTGACGATACCCTTCTCTTTTGCCATCAGTCCTTCTCGATCTTCATCTTGTCCTTCCAGACGGGGGACGGGTTCCACTCTTTGCCGGTGCGCAGGAACTCTAGCTCAGCAGCGACCTGCTGCTTCTTGGCTTCCAGAATCCAGAGTGCCTGCTCCTCGGTGACGTCGTACTTGCGGGTCGCCCCGACTTCTTCGAGGTAGATGACCATGCTCGGATCTCCGTAACGGTCAACCCCGTCTTCCACGTTCAGCACCTTGAAGGTTGTACCCGGTCGGAATAATACCTCGGTCTCGTCATAGCCGTATTGAGAATAGGGGGTCACGGACTTGCCGCCTCCGTTCTTCTTGCCATGCACCACGTACTTCAGGTTGCCGCCGAAGGCAGCGTTGTCCGCGCTCGCGGTCGACATGAAGTACCCGAGGTTGATGGTGCGCCCGACTTGGAACGTCTCGCGGTGCGCCTGGATAGTGTGGTTCTCTACGGTCATGCCTCGGTAGGTGGTCTTCGCTCCGTAGCTCGGCAGCTTTGCCATTGCCTTGTCGAGCACCAGCCCATAACCGGTGACCAGTCTGGCACTCGTTTCGGACAGGTTGCGCCAGCCGCCCAGGTGACCGTTCACCTGCCGGTACGCGGTCTCGGTGTACTGGTGCAGGGCAGCAGCTTCGTGTGGCTCCAGCCGTGCGAGTGCCGCTGCCTCGTCCAGGGTCGAGTGCTCTGCGATCCGAGTGCCCGCCTTCTCGTAGTTCGTCCTGACTCGCGCCTGTGCGTTCTGCTCGATGCTCGGTCGATCGCCAGGGTACGCGTGCGACCCCAGGTAGTCGAAGGTCTCGTCGATGTTCTCCTCGACAGCCACACCCTTCAGAGGTTTCACACCGGGCAGCGTGTACACCTGCACCGGGGGTGGCTTGGGCTTGCGCCGACGCTTGCCGGGGATGCTCGGCCCGCCACCTGCCGGGTTGTTCAGGGGCACGTAGCTCGGCAGGTTCTCGCCACCGATGAATCTCGGCAGCGTGCCCTGCGGCACCTGATTGTCCCAGGCCCCCCAGCGCGTGAAGAACTTCTTCATCGCGTCGAAGGAGTCCTCGTTGTCGAGGTTGCCCAGGATAATGTCGATCGGCACGTACCGCTTCTCGCCGCCGATGCCACGGAACACGGCACGGAACGCCGCCTCCTGTCTTGGCAGGTGCATGTAGTAGCCTTCTGCCTCGAAGCCTGCGTCGAGGTAGTTCTGCAGGTTGCCCAGTGCCTTGCTGCGCCCGGCCAGGGTTGTGTCGAGCACCACGTTAAGACGACGCTCTTGGGCGATGCTCTCGATCCGCTTCAACAGTTCGGAGCCTTCCTGATGCAACAGGCCCGCGTTCCAGCCTTCGTACTCGGGCAGCAGCTTCTTGATCTCGTCGGAGTTCAGCACGATCTTGTCGGAGAGATCGACGGGTGCGCCTTTGCCGTAGCCGTTCTTCTTGAAGAACTTCTCGTCGACGCCCTCGGTCAGGAACGTCTTGCCCGATCCACCGCGACCACCCAGCACCGTGACCTTCGGCTTCACGCCCGGAGGAGGGGTTGCTCTCGCCACGTCCACAGGGTTCAGGATCTTGGCGATGATCTCGTTGTGCAGTTGCTTGCGCTCGTCGTTCCAGTCGTAGCCATCGTGATAGAGTTCCCGCGTCGACTTGCCCTTCGCCAGATCCGCCTCGTACCTCGCGATGATCGTCTTCGCCTTGGGATCGTGTCGCGCCAGGATGTCCTCGGGGGTAACGCCCTCGACGAAGAACCGGTCGCGGTACTCGGCCACGCTGCCCGTGAACGGCAACTGGTGCGGGTCCGGTGCCTCGATGATCGGCTGCGCTTCCAGGGCAGGATCTGGCTTGCCGATGATCGGGTTCTCCATCGTGTCTTCGACGCGAGGGGTTGGCAGCTTTTCCTTGATCTGTCCGGCAGGCACAAGGATGCCTCGGCACAGGGGGTGATACGGTGGCGTGTCCCAGCCGTTGCTCGACAGCCTGTCGTTGGACATGGCTCGCAGCTTGGCGACCGAGTTCTTGTCCTGCTTCGGCCAGGGTGCCAGTGCCTTCAGGTCGTCGGGGTTCTTGGCACCCAGCCACTGCTCCAGCTTCTTCTCAGCCGGTGCCACCTCGAACTTGCGCCCGTGCATGGCTTCGCACACAGGACACTGGCGTCCGTCGAGTTGTTCGCTGACTTGGTACTGCTTGATCTCACGGAAGCCTGCCTCCTGCGTAAAGCCCCACGCGCCCAGGCGCGAGTTGTGCAGGGAGGACCCGATGTTGATGTATGCCTGACCGTTGCCGTTTACGGCAGAGGTGAATCCTCGGACGAATCCAGCAGTAGCAGCTTTGCGGACTTCATGCTTGAAAGTCTCGTCCTGCTGACGTGCTCGTTCCGCTTCGAGGAGACGAGACGCAAGTGCGCAAACGTCGCGGGTACCGTTGTCGGCGAGGGTGAACAGGAGGATGTCGGTGGCTTGCTCGACTTCTGGGGGTCGTGGTTTGCCCATGAACATGGTCCGCTTAGGGTTTCCTGCGGAGAGTCGGCTCGCTCCGAACAGGACGGCTTGCATCCCAACGAACTCAGCATATCGACGGTTGCGCTCAGCACTTGGACCCATGCCCAAGCCATCGCAGAGGTCGACAGCTTCCGCAAAATCTCCTCGCTGGACAGCATCGACGATCTTCCGTCGGGTGGTAGCGGTGTCTTTGGTCCAGGCATTTGTTAGTCGCCTTGCTAGTGCCTTTTCTAGGACAAGAAACGACTCAGTGCTTACAGCCATCTGCGCCATGCTCTGCGATTTCACTCGCTGCGCCGACCAGTTCCACACCACCGTGCAGATCGAAGTCCAACGCGTCGCCCATCATGCGCATGGCAGCGTAGCCATCGAACCGCTCCCGCGTGTTGCCGTCCATCCGTTGAATCTGCGAACGCATCAGTGCGATGTCCTTGTCGTCGATCTCGTCCGTGGTCATGGCATGGCACCAGCGGTTGACCAGTTCCATAAGCTCGAACGTGTCCCACTTCGTCACGGACCGCTCGACGGGGGTGGGTGCCGGTCCGCCAGGGGATGCCGGGTTGGCAGGTGTCGAAGGGGGCACGCCCTCCACTGCGACCGGGTTCGGCATCTGCGGCTCGAATGCGTTGGGGTCTGGCTCCTCCTCCTCGGCTGCGCTGTCGTCGACTTTCAGGGACAGCCCCACGGCTTCGTTCACTGCGATGATCAGGCCCTCGTCTGACAGCTTGTCAGCCACCATGCCCAGAGCTTCGAGTTGGGTCTGCACATCCTTCACGGACAGCGGCAGGGATCGGTACACGTATTCGCCGGAGGGGTCGAGTTCACGCATGATCGTGTTGTTGATCATCTCGTCGAACTCCTCGCGCTCGGGCTGGAACACCTGCGCCTCGGCGACGGTGTAGCTCGCGTATGCAGTCGCGAAGGAGTAGTCCTGCGACTTACCCACAAAGATCGGGGGAAGCCGGAACGATCCGCGCACCCGCTCCTCGCAGCGTGCGTCGTAGTTCTCGAACATGCTGTCCTGCATCCGCTCGGAACCGAACCGCTCGACCGTCACCCGGACGTTACCAGGGGAGTCGACCGTACCTCCGGTGCTGTGCACCTCGACGATGCCGCCCCGGTTGTAGCCGCTGCCCTTGCCGGACATGTACTGCTGCACCTGCTTGCGCACCTCGGTGGTCAACTGCCCGCCTTGGATGAAGATCAACGCCGGGGGTAGTCCGCCTGAGTTGAAGAAGTCGAGGTTCAGTTCCTCGGCTTTGCGCGATCCGATCACGCTCGGGATGTTGTTCACCCAGCGCGGCACACCGTACGCGGTCAGGGCATCCTCGTGGATCTTGAAGAACAGCACCTCGGTAGCCCGGTCAGCCACCGGCAGAGATCCCTTGTCAGCCCAGTCCCCGGTGTTGCGATCGACGTCACGGCTCGCCCCGTACTCGGCGAAGTACACGATCTTCTTGCCCTGCACCTGTGCGAACCTGCGCTCGCGCTTATACATGGAGATCTTCAGTTCCTCGCCGTCGCGCTTCACCGTCTCCTCCACGAGCACGGCTTCGTCCAGCTTGACCAGTCGCATCTGGTCAGCGGGCAGGTACTTCAGGAAGGTCAGGGTACCGTCGACAGCACGCAGCACCTCGGCGTAGGCGTAGCCGATCTTCTCCATGTCGCGGCGAATGGCTCGGCGGATCGTGGTGAATGACGTCCGGGGGTATGGCTCGGCGAACCACTGGGTCAGCCGGTCGATCTCGGCGTCGTTCTCCTCGGTCTCGTCTTCGGTGTCGTCGTCCTTCTCGATCACCCAGCCGGTGCCGTCGATGTTCACCTCCATCGTGGTGATCATCTGTCCCAGGGTGTTGTTGTGCTGGCACAGGCTCGACAGATGCTTCGGCAGGTAAGGGGGTCGCAGTACCTTGGCTTTCTCGTCTTGCTTGTTGGGGTCGAAGTAGAAGTCCTCGAACGCGTCGTCCTTCTCGATGTCAGTGCCCTGCAGAACCTGCCTGTCCTGCTTGGCTACTCGCCCGCCTTTGATCACGGTGAAGTGTGCGCCGCTTTCGCCTTGCACACCCAGTGCGTTGCCGATGGTCAACGGCTTCCCGTCGCCGTCACCGCTTCCACTGCTTCGTCTGATCGCCACGGAGGTCTCCGTCCAATTGATTGGATGGGAGTACCCTAGTACCTCCGATGTGAAAACGTCACGCTTTTGCGCAAAATCGGCTAGGAATCAACCGAAAAATGCGTAAAACACGCCCCCCCAGAAAACAACGGACAGCGGTATGCAGATGATCAGTGCCCGCCATAACCCGTACTGGTTCTGTTCATACTCGGAGTCGAGCCTATCCAATTGATTGGACGGGATCATTCGATTGCCGTCGCTTGCACATAGGCAGGGGGAAGGTTGTGGCGTGGGAAGCACTCCCAGTCGCGGAGGTTTATGCGGGCAGACTCTCTGACAAGGTCCCCGCAACGAAGCACCGCCAGGGTGTTCGGTTCGCGGCGACGGAAGACGTGCTTGTTGGTTTCGGCGTAGACGTGCCGCTCGTGGAGTATGACTCGATCGCTGACTTGAATGGATACTGGCACCCTAGTGTCTCCTCTCCGGTTGGCACTAGGTTCATCAGACTAACCTACTGATCCAGAATTTCAACCACTATCATGCTGATAACTCGATCTCCTTGGTGTCGGCAAGGTTGTGCACACCCAGTTCCACCTCGACCGGGAAGTCCAGTTGTGGCTTCCAGCCGAAGTGCCCGAGGGGCAGGTTGCTCATTACATCAGCGATCCGCACTGCCCAGTCCATCCAGTTGTCCTCGGGCACGTAGAACGACAGCGCGTCGTGGGTGAAGCCGAAGATCCACAGGTCAGGGTACCGCTTGTCCAGTTCCGCCATTGCCAGCAGACCCATGTCCGTCAGGGTAGCCTGCACCCCGGCGTTGATCGCTTGCCGTTCGCTGCGACTGCGGATCTCGCCGACGAAGGAGTCGATCAGCGGCAGGTGCCTGATCCGGCCCAGGGGTGACTCGACGAACTTGTGCTGGTGTGCGTACGCCTTGGTCTCGGCGTGCCAGTCGGGCAGCTTGTTGTAGAGACCGAAGAACGTGGCGATGAACTGCTCAGCCTCACGCAGGGAGAGTTCAACCCCGTAGGACTTGCGTGCGTAGTCGACGAAACCTTCAGCACCCATGCCGTAAATCAGCCCGAAGTTGCCCGCCTTGCCGCCTTGGCGGATGGCTTTGATCACAGCCTTGGTTGCCGGGTCGTCGCTCGCTTTCATCGCGATGGCTTCCGCCAGTTCGATGCCGTTCAACTGGGACCCGGTCTTCAGGTGCAGGTCGATGTTCTGCCGGTAGGTCTCGATCATCGTCGGCTCGTTGGCGATGCACGCGGTAATGCGTAGCTCACCTTGTGAAAAGTCGACGTCGAGGATCACCATGTCAGGGGGAGGGACGTACACGCGCCGCAATGGCTTCGCCCAGTCCGTGTGCTTGGGTACCGTCTGGTACGCTGGCTCCTTCACCGAGGTCCTGCCCGTGCGCCCGCCGCTGTCGTCGTCGCTCGCCTTGTCACCGTGGAACAGACCCCGGAACAGCATGTAGCTAGGGTGGTATCTGCCGTCGCTGCGCAGGTGCTTGATGAATCCGTCGAGGTAGGTGGACTTGGTCTTCTCGGCTTTCTTGAATGCCATGAACGCCTGCACGAAGGGTCCCGCCTTGGGGTGGTCGGCGAACATCTCGAAGTGCTCAGCCGCCATGCTGGGGGCTTTCTTCTTCTCGCTCAGCATCTTCGGCTTCAGGCCCAGCCACCGCTTCGAGAACAGGAAGTCGCCGACGATCTTCGGTCGGGTCAGGGTCGGGTCGTCCGCGAAGATGTACTTGATCGCGTTCGGCACGATCTCCCACATCACCTGATAGTTCTCCTGCATCGACTGGGTGATCTCGTCGTCGAGTCGCTTGTACTCGTCCAGACTGACCACCATGCCGCGCTGCTCCATCTTCCGCACCGCGTTCTGTGCCGGGTGCAGCAGGTCCGTGTAGAACCTTGTCAGCCGCTTCTGTCGTCCGAGGTCGCTGCGCATACGCAGGGCCACGCGCAGGCCCGCGTCCGTGTCCCCTCCCGCATACTGGATCAGGTCCTGCTTAGGCACGAGGTCCATGCGCGACTTGTCGTACTGCTCGTTGAACGGGTCGTCGTAGCCGCCGATGTCGGTGTACACCTTGGCGTGCAGGTTCAGGGAGTTCGACCGGTTCTCGTCCAGCAGGGACCCGACCAGCGTGGTGTCCAGCGTGAACGCGTCGAAGGTCTTGATGCCCCACTTCTGACAGAACCACAGCATGTCGAACTTGAAGTTCGCCCCGTACACCTTCGCACGCGGGTGGTTCAGGATGTGGATGACTTGGGCAACCACGCCGCTCGGCACGTCGTTGCTGGTGAAGTGCATGACGTACGACTGCCCTTTCGCCACGCTCATGGACACCGCGACGATCCACGCCTCGGGGTTCATGTAGTCGGTGCCCACGGTCTCGGTGTCCACCGCGATCGGTATCTTGGGCGCATCCTTGGCGATGCCGTTCAGCAGATCGACCACCGCACTGAAGTCCTCGACTTCGATGTAGTCGCCGGTCACCGGCATCAGGGTGCCAGTCTCGTGCAGCCGTTTCGCCAGCTTCAGATCCCAGATGATCTCCGGTCGGCGTGCCGCATCGAACGCAACAGCGGACGCGTCCCAGGTGACCAGCACCCGGCAGTTGTTGCCCAGCAGTTTGCCTCGCTGCGATCCGATGGCGCGACCCTTGTGCCCATGCCCTGACGCCTGCAGTGCCGCCAGTCGCTCCTTGCCGAACGCGAGAATGACGTCGTCAGGCTTCGCGGTTTCCCACGGTGCCATCCCGTCGTCTATTTCGTAGTCGATGCCGAGGTTCTGTAGCTTGGATCGGACGAAGTTGCGGAACTCCTTCTGCGATCTATCCGCCCAGATTACCAGCACCTTCGACCCAGCCCCCCTGCGGTTCCCATCTCCATGACTTGATCTCCCCCTCCGTGATCCGGTCGGTAACCGTATCAGAAGATCGAGCCTTCTTGAAGACTTCCTTGATGCCGCCCTCCACTTTCGTGGCGTCCACCGCGAACAGGTTCGCCGATGCCTTGGGCATGTCCTCGCACAGCATCAGCAACAGGTACAGGTTGCCGCGCACATGTACAACCACAGCAGACTCTCCGGTCTTCCGGTTGTGCCAGTCGGCGACGATGTCCAGCTTGCAGATCAGCCGGGTCTTGTCATTCAGGGGGACAGGCAATCGGCCCGTGCCGGTCACCCGTTTGGTGTTTTGTTGCAGGGTCAGACCGAAGGCGTCCGAGATCCAGTACAGTGCGGACTTTGGCAGTTTCATGCGCGTGACTCCCAGCGGATGCTCCCGTCTTCGGCAGTGCCCAGTAGCCTGCCCACCTCAACCCCCAGCCACGTCAGCCGGAACTCGACCCAGGGGAACTGCTCGTTGCCCTTCTTGGTCTGCCGGGTACCGGTGCCCACTGCGATGGCTTCCCACTCGATCTCGTCGTTGGGTGCGATAGGCAACAGCACCCCCAGCGTGATGCGGTCGCCCTTCTTGAACTGTGCCAGTTGCTGCGCGTTCATTCGCCGTGCCCCACGATCTCGTGAAGGTGCGGTATCGGGGTCGCGAACTCCAGGCCCGTACCCATCAGGACAGCCCCCAGTGCTCGCTGGGCCAGCATGTCGTCGACTCCGTGGAAGTGCACCGACGTGTAGCCTTTCGGCAGGTACGTGTCGTTGAAGCCTGCAGCGACTAGCTCGTCGGCGAACTTCTCGACAGGTCCCTCGACGCGGATGGACAGGTCCTGCCCCTTGCGCCGCGCTGCGAACTTCAGCAGTCCCGCGATCGCGATGCAGTGATAGGTAGATCCCGAACTCGTGCCCTCGACGGGCTGGTACATCTTGGTGGCGTCGATCAGCTTGACCTTGGTCGCCCCAGCCGGGTCAGCCTCCTCGACGGGCCAGACCTTCTCCTCGACCACAACCGGTGGAGGTGTCGGGGGCATCGGTGCCGGTGCAGCCTTCTGCTTGTCATCAGGAACGAAGAACCCGGACAGGTCCTTGTACATCGGCTTCTTGTCCGCGCCCTCAGTCTTCGGCTCCTCGGCAGTCCACTTGTTCCACGAGAGTGCGTGCTTGTACGCCGCCTCGATCACACCTTGCACGTGGTGCTTTGCCACGGCAGGAAGTTCTCCTGCGGATGCCAGTGCCAGTACACCAGGGTGCAGACCGACGCCTGAGATGATCGGCTTATCGCCGCATTGCATAGCCATCTTGCCGCCTGACATGATGACCTTCACGCCCCAGTCCTCCAGCTTCTCGGTGCCAGGAACCTCGACGTCGAATATGCCCGCGAACTTGCTCGGGGTGAATACTTGTTTCATTGCCATTGCCTTGTTGCCTCCGTGTCTTCGTGTGATTAGCAGAACTCGAACGGGCGAGAACCTTCGCCTGCTGCGTATGCTTCTGCGCGTGCTTCGTTGATCAGTTCGTTCTCTACGTCAACACCGTGCGCCATGATGTACGCGTCGTTGTCGATGTTGTTGCAGCGTGCAACGATGGACACTGCAGCGTAAAGGTTTGCGGTGCTTTCGAGCATGACTTCAAAGTCGCCTGCTGCGTGTGCGCCGGTCTGATATTCGATGATGTTGTTCATGTCGTTGCTTCCGTGTCTGTGTTCTCAGTGTGGGTACATTAAACCACGACTGCCGACCGTTTGTCAACCCCCTAAAATGGGGTTACCTCATAATCTCCGAACAGGTACATGGGCGCGTCCCGCACCGGCCCGACCCGTGTCATCGTGCTGGTCTTCTTGGGGGTCGCGTACGTCTTCACCGGCAGTGCCTTGGCACAGTGGAAGTGCTGCACGAGGAACTCGACCTGCTCCTCGGACTCGACTGCCTTCTTGCAGTAGTTCTCCCGCACGTAGCCTATGGGGTCCTGTGACTCCGTCAGCGTCGCTGTAAGCGCCGACAGCACCAGACCCGTCCTGCCATGCCCCCCTATGCAGCCGACGTGCACACGCGCTCCCTGACGCAGTTCAGTGCACAGCCAGTCGATCAGTTGCTTGAACTCGACCGGGTCCTCGGGTGCCTTCATGTCGGTGATCTTGTAGTGGATCGCGTGCCCAGGGTGCCACGGGAACCGATGCGGGTGGTCCTTCATCGAGTAGTCCAGCCCGATGTAGATGTCGCAGTCGTCCCACACGGGTGACCCGCAGGACCCGCCAAAGATCTCCACGTCCTCGCCGGTCGTGCATTTCAGCTTCAGCACCGGGTGGTCGTGGTAGCATCGCTTGCCGTTGGTCGTCCACCCTCCCGCTGACTTCTTCCCGCCCCACTTCGGGGTCGTCTCTTTTCCTTTCCACATCATGCAGCCCTCACGGCTTTCGCCTTCTTCAATTTCACGCCCGGCATGATCTCGATCGTGCCTTCGTTCTCTGCCGCTTCCTTCGCCGCCAGTGCCGCAAGATTGGCGACCTGCTTGGCGTGCGCCTTGTCTGCGGTACTCGCCACCTCGACTTGATAGTCGGCATTCCCGCCGAACTTGTGCTCCGTTGCTACCTTGAAGGAGGGGTACTTCTTCATGCTGCCCAGCAGTTCAACCAGTCCCCAGTTCACCCAGGGCTGCACGGTCATCAGACCCGCATCCTCGATCTGCTTCAGCAGACCGTGGGCTTCCTTGTTCACGTGGGGGTACTCGCCGGACTTCACGTAGTTCGGGATCTGCCCCGCTCGCTGGCAGTCCAGTATCACGATCATGTCGTCGCCGCTGTAGTCGTTGTAGTACATGCCCTTGTTGAAGATCGAGGAGGTGTTATGCGCCAGCGTGTAGCCGACGTCCAGCATCATCTCGATCGAGGACTCGCCCTTCACCACGCTGCGCAGGCAATCGGTGATGACTCCCCACTTGGGTCCGCCGAACGATCCACCCCAGGTGCAGACGTAGTAGATGTCCGCGATGAAGTCGAGGTACTGACCCACGGTCACACCGGGAAGATCGCAATCGAACAGAGCCTCTTGTGCCTTGCTCTTGATTCGGTTCGACAGGAAGTTCACCAGCACCGGAGGATGCGCTGCGCTCAGCTTGCTGAACTGGATCTCGTTCAGGTGCCGCGCCTCCCGCGTGGTGATGCAGAACAGGTAGCTGAACAGACGGAAACCCAGACGGTTCAGTGCCCGGTGGTAGTTCTCGACGATCGGCAGGTAGTCTCCCAGAGGTTCGTCGGTGTCCACCTTCTGCGCGATCTCAGCGACCGCATGGTTCAACAGGTAGAAGACCACAGCCTCCTGCTCCGGTTGCACCTTGCCGTTCGCTCGCTGCTTGGCAACTGCCAGGGCTTTGCCCATCTCGTTCATCGGCACGCCGGAGAGGTCGCGGAACATGGTGCCCGGTCTCTCCTTCGTGTGGTGGTTCAGGGTGTCGGTGTCATAGGCGAACATCAGGCAACCTCCTCCCAGGACGCCGGGTTCAGCTTGCCCCCGTTGTTGAGGTAGTCCTCCAGTTCGTAGTGCTGCTCCGACAGGTAGCAGGGCGCGTCTGGGGTCTTGGACACCCAGGTGCGACCGCGACGGTTGACGATTTTGAAGACGGCAAGTTCACCGTCCCACGCCTCGGGGGTCTCGATCGTAACTGTGAATCTCTTTTCCATGCTTGCCTCCGTGACTGATGGGATCAGTTTACCAGATCCCTACCGTTCGTCAACCCCCTATCGTAAGGATTTTGCAAGACGTTCCAGCCGGTGCGTGTTGAACAGTTGGACGTACTCCTGCTGCTGCTTGGTCTCGACCGCGTGGGGCTTGAAGGTGTTGCGGATAAACGCGACCGGGTCCTGATGGGAACTCAGCGAATACCACGGCTTCATCGACCGCAGCGAGATCTTTGCCAGCAGCGCCAGGAACAGACCAGTGCGACCGATGCCACCCATGCAGCCGACATAGATCGGTGAGCCTGCTGCTGCCAGTGCAATCGCTGCTGCCAGTGCTCGCTCGCATTGCTCGACGTCAGGCACGCTGAAGTCCTCGGTCGGTAGGTTGATGGCGCACTCGGCGTCGATCTCTGCCGCCAGCTTCACCCCGGCATAGCCTGGAAGACGATGCAGGTAAGGACCCCCGGTCACCGCTGCAGCGCCGAAGGGGAACTCCAGCATGATGGTGCGGATGGAATCCGGGCGCGATCGTCCAATTGATTGGACGCGTTGATACTCATTACTAAACATGTCACCTCCGTGGTGTATTCGACGTTCTATTCTCTGCTCGTCCTTGACGTTTGTCAACCCTGCAATCTGGGCAGGGCCAGGATCTTGGTGTGCCGTCCGGGTCGTACGCGATGAACCGACGCGTGTCGTTACAGGATGCACACTGTGGCTCGTAGACTGCGAGGTCAACCAGCCGGTTGTCACTCACCGTCAGCAACAGGTCACCGTACCGACGGTTGCCCTCCGGGTGCGTGATCGGTGCACTCTCGTACATCGCACGCCGCAGCCAGAGGTACGCATCCTCGTCAGCGTATTCGTGGTCGCGCACCCAGCGGACCAGCCGCATAGGTATGCCGAACCCTTCAGGTCGTGGCTTTGATGTTGCCTTTTTGCCGTTCTCGATAAACAGTGCCACGGTCGACTCTGATCCTCCTCGGTGCTTCGATCGCTACCTTTACCGCGTGCTTGGCAATGTCTGCGCCATCTCCTGCGCTGACTCGCACGCCGGGCAGTATCTCGACTGCTCGCTGGTCGGTGACCTCCACAACAGTGTGCAGGTTCGGGGACCAGACCTTCAACTTATAGTTGAACTCGTGGCGGATGGACTCCAGGGTGACGCGGACGTCCTCCACGTAGAAGTCGTTGTACGGCTCGTCGGGATACAGTTCAAATACGAGTGCCATGATTTACACCTCCATGCTTAATGCGTCGAGTGCTCGACGCGTGATGCGCCAGATGCTGCCGCCCTTCGTTCCAGGCCGCGCTTCTATCCGCTCTATTAGACCCTTGTGCATCAGCACAATCAACTGACTCGACACGTCCGACGTGTTCTGCCCGCTGATCCCACACAGGTCTCGGGTCGTGACTGTTTTGGGATAGACGCTTGCGACGTACCCCAGGCAGATGCTCAACTTGGTACCCTTCTCGGGAACCTTGAACTCCTCCTTGCGCTGCACGTGGGTTCGGTATCCCCCGTCGGGCAGCTTCGCCCACACGTAGCGGAGAAGTCCGCATGTGCAGCGTTGAATGATGTCGTGATCGGTGACCTCGTACCACGCGGGTCCTCGGCACTTGGGGCACTGCTCTGAATCTGGCAGCACCCTCGGCGTTTTGCGCACACGTCTGATCGCCATTGAACCCCTTCATGATGCGAACACCGTGGAGATCAGTCGAGCGTGCGACAGCATGTCAGGCACCTGCTCGATCTGCTTGCCAGCCTCTGCCATCAGGTTGATCAGTTTGGCAGCGACCTCCTCGCCCCCTACGCTCGCTGCGAACGCGGGAAGGATGTCGACGACTCCGGTGCTGTCCAGCAATCTGTCCAGAGTATCAACGACTGCCACGACTTTCCACCCCGCGCTCAGTAAAGCCCCAGACGCTTCAGGTGCCGCCAAGAGCAGCACGCGGTCTAGGAGGCCCAAGGACCCAGCCACTTCAGCAAACACGTGCACACGCGCCTGCAGGGCTTCTCGTGCTGGGTTACGCACCTGCCCGGTCAACTCCCACAGCAGCGCATCGTCTTCTCGCATCTCGCTGCCCGGTACGGTCAGGTCGATGTAGATCTTCTCGAACGTCTTCGCCGCCAGGGTCCCGAGGAACGCTGCCACGTCTGCAGGTACCGCGTCCGCCAGGGTCACGCACTTGCCGTTCAGGTCTCCCGTGTAGTCGATGCCGACTCGCAGGATCTTGCCCTCGCTGCCCCACTCCAGCAGCTTGGCTGCGTACTCGTCGCCAGCATCAGACACCAGAGGCAGCGCATTAAACCAGACCCGCCCGGTCGATCCGTCGATCGTGATCTGACCGACAGCGATCTCCTCGGGCAGGCTCGTGCAGCCGACCACGCAGTGCTTCTCCAGCGATCGACCGACAACTGCCGCGTGCGATGTCTGCCCACCCGTCCGGGTCAGGATGCCGACGCTTGCCGCCATGCCGCCGAAGTCCTCGGGGTTGGTCTCGTCAGTGACAAGGATCACCGGTTCCTTGCCGCCCAGTGCCTTGGCTTCCGCCGAGGAGTAAACCGGTCTACCGACAACCAGGGAACCCCCTGCCGCGATCCCGATGAAGTCTGCGTCCGGTACCACGTCGAGGTCGATGCGGGTCTTGCGCATGGCTCGGAACTGCTTGACGGTGACCATCTTGCACGCCTGCTCCCGACTGACCACACCTTCTTCGGCGAAGTCATGGGCGATGCGGAATGCCGCTCGGGCTTCACGCTTGCCGACTCGCACCTGCAGCATGTACAGCTTGCCGTTCTCGATGGTGAACTCGATGTCGACCATGTCCTCGAAATCACCCTCCAGCTTCTCGCCGAACTCGATCAGTTGGGCATACGCGGTCGGGTTGAACTCCTGCAGGAAATCAAGCGCCAGGGTATCGTGCGTGCCTGCGACGACATCCTCGCCTTGTCCGCCGACAACGAAGTCCCCGTAAGGAATGTTCTCGCCGGTCATCGGGTTGCGCGTGAAGTACACGCCGCTTGCCGACTTCTTGTTCAGATTGCCGTAGACCATCGACTGAATCGTGACTGCCGTGCCGAGGTTGTCGTCGATCCCGTGCATGGCTCGGTACTCCCGCGCCCGCTCGGAGTTCCACGACTGGAACACGGCTCGGATGGATCGGATCATCTGGTTGTCGAAGTCGTCGGGCATGTTCACGTTGTGCTCGTACTTCTCGATCAGCTTCAGCAAGTGCGGAACCGACTGGTAGATGTCGGCAGGCAATGCCTTCTCGCCATACTTGCTCGATGCGACCTGCGCCTTCAGCGTGTCGACCAACTCGTTAGCGTCGAGTACCACGTCGGCATACATCTCGAACTGGCGACGTCGGCAATCGTGTGCCGCTGTCCAGCCCAGTGCCTGCTCCACCGTGGGGAAGTTCTTCGTCGTGATGCCCACGTTCAGCAGGGTGTTCATCATGCCCGGCATCGAGTCTGCTGCGCCCGATCGAACCGAGAACAGGCAGAACCCGTGCTGCTCCTGCAGCGCATCCAGGGCAGGCTTAACCGAGTCCATGTACAAGTGATGCACGAAGGATGGCTGGTGCTTAGGGTCCAGTGCCAGCCACTGCTGGCAGTAGGTGGTCGGGATGGTGATGCCTGGAGGTACCGGCAAACCCATGCGAGACATGTGCCCCAGGTTCGCGCCCTTGCCCCCCAGCAGATCCTTCTGTGAAGAATCGCCGATTGGCATCTTTGAGTTGAATCCGAAACCGTAAATTGTCATTGCTGCCTCCGTGACTTAGGGGACCAGCCTAAACAAGTCCCCTCCGTTTGTCAACCCTACAGAACGAGAAACCGTTCCATGACCACCACGTTGGTGATCCGGTACTTGGACCCGCCGACGCATGGCGTGACTATGCTGCCCTCGCGCTCGCGCCTGCGCATGGTCTCGACGCACTTCTCGCTCGCGCCCTTCAGCGTGTCGTTGTAGGTGATGCCTTCGAGCGTACCGTCGACGAAGACCTTGGTGAATGTGATGTTGAAAAGTGCCATGTTAGCCTCCGTGACTACTGGTTGTTGATCAGGATCTGGATCGCGTCTGCCTTGGCGTGTCGCCCGTAGCAGGCAGCGTATCCGCTGGGTGAGTTCTTGTCCGCGATCATCTCGTTGTCCAGCGTGAACGGCTGATAGGGAGTGATCGTCGACCGTGATGCGGGAGCCTTGCGAAGGAACCCGATCTCTTTGCCATCCACCGTGACTAGGTGGAAGTAGCTGTTGATTTTTTTGGTCTGGATTTTCATGTCTGCTTCCGTGTCTCTATGGTTCCCATCTTAGCATGTGACTGCCGTTTGTCAACTATTGATTGTAAGAACTTTGTCAGTCTGGGGACCGGGTGATCGTGGCTCCCAGGACATGCGCCTCGTCCTCGATCCGCTCGATGTCTTGGTCAGACACGTACACCCCATAGAGCACCATCGACGGACCGACCCGCCGCAAGTTCTCCTCCAGCATCGGGTACTCCTCCAGCATAAAAGATCGAAACCAGTTCTCGTTAGTGTCACTCCCGAATCTGAACGTCAGACGCATACCTGTACCTGCTCCCTGAACCATGACAAGTCGATGAACGGCACCACGATCGGTTCGAGTATCGCGGGTATCTGCATCTTGGATAGATCGTCGACCTCGCGCCAGTCCGGCAGCGAATGACTCAGGAAGTTCTCCAGCCAGACATACCAGAGATCCGCGCACACCATCTCCACGACGACGACAGGATCTTCCTGCAGCGGGTACAGGTTCAGGATCAGATCGAAGTTGTACTCGGGGTCCCCGGCCCGGTACCTTGACTCGATGAAGTTCCACGCGTCACGCCGAGTGATCGCGTACCGGTCGGACACCTTCAGCCACTCACGCACTTTCCCATTGCTGTCGATCATGTGGGCGTCGAGTTGAATCTTGATCTCAGCGTAGAACTTCGGGTGCGCCTCGGTGTGCCGGACGTTAAGCAGGTGGCTCCAAGTCCACCACTCCGCTCGGTAGCACGCGTGTTTCTTTGAGTCGGTCTTCATGCTTCAGGTTCTCCAGTATGCGCTCGATGACATCAGCGTCCGTTGACTTGTGTCGTCGCTCGACCTGCAGCAGTCCGCGCAGGTAGCCATGATTGAATGACCGCGCTCGCTTCAGGTACTCGGTGACCAGCTTACGCGTGGTCGGGTTCTTTATGTGCTTAGGGTCAGCCTTGCGGCTTTTGATCCGTACTGCCATCTTGCCTCCGTGGCTTGGTTGATCGCTCAGTATATCACGTGTCGTCGCCGTTCGTCAACTCATAGGCAGACACCCTCTTGCCGTCACGGCATCCGCCGATGGCAAAGTCCCGCCCGTTCAGTTCCCTGTATCTTGCCAGTTGCTTCTGCAGGATGTTCTCGACGTCGACCGGTATCTCAGTGCGGCACTTCAGACTCAGGATGTTCGAGATGCGCGGCACGATTGCGCTGGCCTCCGTGTTCTCGACCGACTCCTTCAGCGGCAGCAGTTCGATCTCGATCTGCTTCTGCACTTGTTCGATCACGACTCGCCGATCGCTGTCGTGGTACTCCTTGGTGGCGACCGCGTTGTACGCATCGAGCACGAACTTGCCGCCCCCGATCAGGATCGTGATGGTTCCACCCATCAGGGTGATCGCCCGTAGCACGTCGTACAGGCCCGCTGTTTTTTCTTCGCTCATAGCTTGGCAATGATCTCGCGCACGAAGTCGGTGAACCTGTCGTCCTGCCGCTTGATGTCGCCTTCGTTTTCTACGATCTCTCTCTCGTGTGCCTGCAGCTTAGCGTTGTGCTCGGACAGCAGAGTCCCGGCGTTGTTGGTACCCGTCGCTATGTCAGCCACCTCGTCCTGCACAATATGCCGCACCCAGGCATCCGCCGCGAACCACAGGATCACGCCGCCGATCCCGCCGACTGTCGCCATCGGTGCAGCGACCAGTTTGAACGCGTCCCAGTAGCCTACTCGCCGTCGAGGTACTTCTGGCTCAGGTCCTTCTTCCATTGTTCGCGCTCCCGCCGTTCCTGCTCTGCTCGCCTCTCTGCCCGCACCAGTTGCGCCTCCAGCCTCGCCAGCCGGTCGTCGACCTGCTGCGCCTGTTGGGCTATGGGATCAACCCGATCGCTTATCACAGCGAACTCTGTGGGGGACACGGTGTCCTCCATCACGTGATCGGACACGTCGACCGTCGGGTCGAACTGCATACACTCGATGACACTGCCGAACGCCTCGACGTTGTTGGGCAGTCGGCACCAGCGATACAGTGCTCGTGCCTGCAGTCCCATCGCGTGCGCCAGCCGTATCTCCTCGCGCTCCACGCAATCCTCGTCGATCTTACCTCCCCCGAGACTGAAGCCCCAGCCCGCCCCGGCAGCAGACCCGGAGCCTCCTCTGAAGCACGACACGGTCGGGTAGATGTCCGGTGCCACCATGCTGGGCACGTTCTTGATCTTCAGCTTGTTGGGGTTTGAGAGATTGACGTCCAATTGATTGGACACCGAAGTGCTGCCCACGTCCCCGACCACAGCAGACGAGGGTCCAGTCGTGGCGGTGACATCACCGATGCCAGACGTTGCGCTTGACGTGCTGTCTGACGTGCTGCTCGACGTGCTGCTCGACGTTGCGCTCGATGCCGCACTCGACGGGCTTGTTGTTGCGACCACCGGTCCCGGCTTGCTGCCACGATCAGGTGGACGGTTGTCGGGTGGACGGTTGTCGGGTGGTGTCGCGTGTGCAAACCCAGCCAACAGCACCAGCAGACACCCCCATTGCTTCACCTCCGTCCCCTCCCCCTAAACACCCGCTCGACCAATGCCAACAGGCTCCCGACCGCATCGGCAACCCGTGACGTGGACGAGGGCTTGCCGTGTCCCGGTGGCGGATCGCCATGCACCGGACAAGGACTCACGCCGCCAGACGTCTGGTCGTTCCAGCAGTCTACGCGGCCCCGTCCTCGAATCGGCCTTCCGTTGGGGCACTCGGAGGGCTGAAGTCGAAATTTCCTTCGGCCATAATCAGGAAGCTGGACTCCTGCTTGCGCTCGTCGACTGCCGTGATGCCCACGTCGTACACCCCGTCCAGACCTGCAGCGACTTCCAGCTTCGACAAGTCGATGCGGGTGAAGCCGTCAGCGTCGGGTGCTGGCAGCGGTGTCACTTCACTGTAGGGCAGGTCGTAGGTCATCGGTGACCCGGTCGGAACGATACGGATGCGGTTCGCTTCCGTGTCTGGTGAATCGGATTGTCTGAATGCCGCAATCAGCGGCGCGACTGTACTCATGGCTCGAAACCTCCAGAGGTGGGTGGTGCTGTTATCGCGTTGATCAGGAAACTGCGCTGTGCTTCACACCCGGAGGTCTGTTGCTCGCCGTTCGTGACCGATTCATTCCAGGGTCCCAGGGTGTTGTCTGCTCCCCTTGCGCGTATGCGGATCATATAACTACCAGTTCTCGGCACAACCCAATCATAGGACATGCCTGTCAGCCCGATCTCGCTCACCTCCCGGTACTCGCCGATCAGGTTCACGACTTCCAGATCGTAGGTCACCGTCGGGTTAGAGTAACACCACGAGATCGTCATCGTCCGACCCGAGTACGTGTACTTCGAGTCGGCTGTGTACGATGCTATGTTAGCGGTCGACAGATCTGCCGACAGACTCAGCGCAAACAGTAGGGTCAGCATTTAGTCATCTCCGTCATCTTCGTCTTCCTCGCCGAATCGTGACTCGATTTCCTCGTCCCTGATGTCCACCTTTGCCATCGCGTCGGTGCTGTTGTGGAAGGTCACCGAGTGCAGCTTCGGGTTGTCGATCTTCAGCGGCGCGACGCCTCGCTTGAACGCCTGCGCCACGCCCACCTCGATGGCTTCTGATGTGAACTTTACCTCGATGCCCGGCTGGCACTCCAGGGTCAGCAGGTGGCTCGACTGGGGGCTGTGCATCTTCACCCCTTCCACTGCGCCCAGGGGGTTCCACCCTTCCTCGATTGCTCGCACGATCATCGCCACCACTTCGGACTGAGAAAAGCTCAGCTTCATTGCCGTATGTCTCCTTCACCCATGACTCAATCTGACGACGTATCGCCAGCCATTGCTCAGCCGTTCCGGTACCTACGTCTGGCCGGAAAGGTCTCGCGTACTCACCCGCCATTGCCTCGGGAAAATCGTGCCCGGTAAGCTCGAAGAAACGCGTCAACCACGCGTTCGCCATCGTGTGCATCTGATGTAGTTCTCTGATCCGGTCGATTGCCTTGGGCATCGTCTCCCGCAGCCGTTCTAATTCGTCGGCTGCACTCTTGCCGATCCCATTCTCGGCGCGTTCTCGCTCTCGGTCCCATACCGCGATGACCTCGTGGGCTGTGCTATTCGATGCGAAGGATGGGGGCATCGGTGATCACCGGAGGTGGACCGCTGCCCCCGACGTCCGTGATTGTCCCACTGCTTTGGTATAAGTTGAGTGACACCAGATCCGTCAGGGCTGTGCCGTCGACGTTCTCTGTGGGGTTCATCCAGCAGACCTCGGTGGCGTCCGTCTTGATCACTTCGTTCGACAGACCCGACTCGTTGGCCTCGGCGTCCACCGCAGTCATCCGGTAGTACCAGACACCTGCCCCACTGACAGGCGTGCACTGCTGCTCCCCCGGTTGCGTTGCTGGTATGTTCCTGACGAACACCTCTGCAGCTTCGGCCTCGTCCCCGAAAAAGATCAGGACCATGAACACGAACATGATGTACACGAAGAAGTAGATCGGCTCCTTGAAGGGCTTCCACCGGTTTGCCATCTTGACGGGTGCTCCAAAGGTAGACCCCGAGTCTACCTTCACCATTTCAAAAGTGGTTACCCTCGTCATGAATTGTCACGCAGCAAGGGCTTTGAGGTACTTGTCAGCGTGCGCCCCGTTGCAAAAATTAACACCCCGGTCTGCCACCCGTCTGGCGATGAACCGTCCGCAGCACAGGCAGCGGGGTTGCTCCTGCTTGATGCGTTGGGGTTGCAGGGTAGCGAGATCAGGCAGGGCTTTGATGTCTTCCGGTGGGGCATGTCCGTCTTCCTCTGCGGCCTTGCATATCAGCCAATTGATGAACAACTCGATGGGGATCTGCAGCACTTCGCCCTGCTTCACGTCCAGCTTGCCCAGGTCCCTGATGAACTCCTCCAGCAGGTCGCTCGCGTTCAGGTACTTGTTGAGGATGCGAGGGTCACTGGTTACCTGCGGGGGTGGGGGTGGCATGTAGCGTGGGTTGTTGGGCAGGCAGGTGACCGTCTGCCCGGTGCCGATGATGAACGTGTCGGAACTGGACGTGGACGACACCGTCATGGTCCCGCCTGTGCCGTTGTAGAGATCGAAGGTGTCGATGTACGTGTTAGCGGTCGTGGTTCCCTGATCAAACATGGATGCCATACTCATGGGCCTCGGCTTTGCCCAGCGGATGCGCTGGTTGGGCTTGCACGTCGCGATGACCTCCTGCTTCGCCTGCTGAGACTGTAGCAGGGAGTCCATCCACGTCGGTGCGTGCCAGTGATTGTTCGCCTTGTGCGCGTGCTTCATGCGACCCGCTCGATGCGTTGGAAGTCGATCACGAAGGTACCCCCCACTTCCATGTCCTTGACGATCTCGACGAACACCTTGTCGAGTAACGTCTCGATCTCCTCGATGGTGATCGGCTTGGGTGTACCCCCCACGATGTGCGTGCTGGTGTATTGCGGCTCGGTCATG